CAACTACGATATCAACGATGTCGAACTTGATTCAGACCTCGTATGACAAGTTCATCGAGTTCAACCTTCGCTCTGAGCCAATGTTCCGCAAGTTCGCGGACAAGCGCCCAGTCGATGTTACAAACCCAGGTAACACTGTGGTATTCCAGGTCTACAAGGACCTCTCACGTCAGACAACAGCTCTGACACAGACACAAGACCCAGATGCAGTAACACTTAACAACACCGACAAGGTGAACGTTACTGTTGATGAATACGGTAACGCAGTTATCACAACAGAGCGTTTGGCTCTTGAGTCACTTTCAGCTGTAGACCCAGCAGTTGCAGACATGCTCGCATTCAACATGCGTGATTCATTGGATGCACTTGTATGGGCTAAGCTAACAGGACTAGCAACAGGTCGCTTCACAGGAACAACATCTGCTGATGAGTCAACACTCAACGGTGAGAACGTTTCTTCAAGCACAACAGCACCATACATTTCTTCAGCACTTGCTCGCAAGGCTGTTGCAAAGCTTCGTGGTGCATCAGTTCAGCCACGCGATGGTGGCTTCTATACAGCGCTTATCCACCCAGATGTATCTTTCGACCTTCGTTCAGAAGCAGCATCTGCAGGTAACGTTTCATGGCAGCTCCCACACACATACACAGAGGCTGGCGTAGCTAACCTCTGGAATGGTGAAATCGGTATCTTCGACCAGGTTCGTTATATCGAAACACCACGTGCTGAGTCAATCTCAGGTTCAGGAACTTCAAAGGTTTACGCAACAGTAATCCTTGGAAAGCAGGCTCTTGTTGAGGCTGTTTCATATGAGCCAAAGACTGTTATCGGTCCAGTTACAGATAAGTTGATGCGCTTCCGCCCAGCGGGTTGGAAGGGTCTTCTCGGATGGAACGTCTACCGCAAGGAAGCACGTTACGTCATCCAGACCAAGTCAAGCATCGCATCTGCGTAACTTTGACGGAAGGGGGAGGGCAACCTCCCCCTTCTACTTAAGGAAGATATGCCAAAGAAAAAACCAGAACCAGACGTAAGTTTCTTGACACCTCTTAAGCACCATGCTGTACAAGCACATGAGTTGTATACAGAGTACAAGAATGCAGGATTTACGGAAGGTGAAGCGTGGGAATTATTAATGCGACAGCTTCCAGAACTTGAATTAGAAACTATAGAATTTTTAGATGAGGAGTAAGTAAAATGGCAGCAAAGAAGCCAACAGGCGAATTTCCAAAGAGAAACTCTAGCTTGGCAAAGTTTATTAAAAGTAGCGATAGTGGTAAAAGTTTTACTCAAGCAGAAGCACGTACAGCTGCTGGAAAATATCGTGATATGGAAAAAGCAGCAGGTCCAAAAGGATTTAGCGGAATGGGTGCGTTGGACAGGTCAGGCGTTGCTTTAGGCAAAGCAGAAGCTGCAGTCAAAGCAATGAGAAAGCCAGCAGCTAAGAAAGCAACTTCGCCAGCAGCACGAGGCGCTAAGCCACTTCTACCAGTTAAGCCAGCTCGTCCAGCACGTCCAGCTGCAACAACTCGCCAAGTTGGCAAGGCGAAGCCACTAATGCCAAAGAAGAAGGCTCGCTAATTGCCAGCAAAAATGTGCAAGAAGTGTGGCAAAGCCAAGTCAAAGTGTAAGTGCTAATGCCAAAGAAGAAGCAAGTTTGGGATAAGCCAAACCCAAAGAAAGTTTCTAAACCACTTACATCAGCGCAGAAAGCATCAGCCAAGGCTGCAGCTAAAGCAGCAGGACGTAAGTATCCGAACCTCGTTGACAACATGAGAGCAGCAAAGAAGAAGTAAATGGACCCAAGACTAAAGCGAGCAGGTGTATCTGGTTTCAATAAGCCAAAGGCTACACCTAGCCATCCAAAAAAGTCGCACGTTGTCGTAGCCAAATCTGGCTCACAAGTAAAGACTATTCGCTTTGGTCAGCAAGGTGTGTCTGGTTCACCAGAGAAATCTGGTGAAACCAGAGCATACAAACAACGTCGCCAAAGTTTTAAGGCACGTCATGCAAAGAACATTAACAAGGGTGTCATGTCGGCAGCCTATTGGGCAGACAAGGTGAAGTGGTAATGGCAAAGATTTTCCGTGGACCAACTATGAAGATAAAGCTTGGGTTGGCAAACGACCTATGGTTTGTTTCATACCCATGGGGAAAGACTGTTGTTAAAGACAACGGAACCTGGAAGACAATCGTATCCCCGCAAGATTCATCTCTTGCCGATTATGACAAGGTTCTGCGCGGTGGGTATGACAACCCAATTACAGATGCGGAAGCAGCAGAGTTAACTGCTGCTGGTTATGGGGATTACATTGTCGAATTGTAGAAGCGGTTGCAAAACACAAGACCATGCAAACTGGGGCGAGTGTGCTCGTGCAGCCAATCTAAGTATTGGCAACGAGCAAGTTAGCAATACGTTAAAGAGTAATGAAAAAGAATTAACAGCCTATCGTGATGCTCGTAAGCTTGGTATACAACCAGCATCAACAAGGATGAAAGATATCCAGAAAGCCGTGAGGGTTTCTGAAGCTACTGGAAGGGCAGCGAAAGCGTAATGGCAACATTAAACCAGCTAGTCGAACAGACTATTGCAGAGGTTGGTTCTTATGTAAAGAACCAGGAATCTGTTACAGTCATTACATCATCTATGGATAATGATGACCTGACAGTTGCAATCGATGATGCATCATCTCTTAGTAAGGGCATTGTCGAGATTGATGAAGAGCTTATCTATGTGAAGAAGTCAATCAAGGACAGCGGTACTATCCAGATTCTTGGCGTTGCAGGTAACCCTGTAGGTCGTGGCTGGCGTGGCACAACAGCAACAAGTCACGTTGCTGGCTCAGTTGTACGTAACAACCCGCTGTTCCCAAAGACTCAGGTCAAGCGAGCCATCCTAGAAACAATCAAGGGAATGTCATTCCCTGTTATCGCTAATGAAACATTCCAGTTCAATGGGTCTGACTACTCATACATCATGCCAGATGCACTAGAAGATATCACTGGTATCTCATGGGATGTGCCAGACTCAACAGGAGTATGGCAGATAATTAAGAACTGGCGACTAGATACAAACTACTACGATGCCACATCAGGAACTACTAAGCAGGCTTTAGTTCTAAAAGAAACCCCTATGCCTGGTCGTGATGTACGAGTTCAGTACACAAAGTTCCCAACAGTTATTACTGATAATCAAGAATTAACCGTAAGCGGTCTGCCATCTTCTTGCGAAGATGTAGTTCGTCTCGGTGCTATGTATCGTCTACTGTCAACAGTAGATGCAGGAAAGGTTACCGCAGTATCTGTATCCGCAGATGCACTTGACCAACCAGTTGCAGCTGGTGCATCAACCAGTGCTGCTAAGTATATTTTCCAGCTTTACACTGTTCGCTTGGCGGAGGAAATCGCAAAGCAGCAGGCAAACTTCCTAAACACAATCCAGTATACGAGGTAACGAATGCCAACACCGTCACGTTATTACAGTTCTACAGCTGCTAAGACAACGCTTTCAAGTTCTGTAGATTCATCAAGCGCAAGCATCTTGCTTGCTGCTCCATCTGGTCTTCCATCCCAGTATCCGTTTACCCTAATTCTTGAAAAGGATTCAGCTAACGAAGAAATCGTAACGGTTACTGCTCTAGTTGGTTCTTCTTATAGTGTGACTCGCGGTGTTGACGGAAGCACAGCCAAGGCTCACTCAGTTGGAGCAACAGTAGAACACGGCGTATCTGCTCGTGACTATGCCGAGTCTCGTACGCACGAAGTATCAACCAACGCTCACGGTGTAACTGGTGACATTGTCGGTACTGGTGGAACACAAACTCTTACTGGCAAGACACTTACTACCGCAACACTTGGTTCAATCCTTGATGCTGGTGGATATAAGATTACAAACCTTGCTACACCAACATCATCTTCTGATGCAGTACGTAAAGATTTTGCTGATGCCCAGGTAGCAGCAGCTGCTACGTCTGCAACTTCTGCATCTAATTCAGCAACCGCATCATTAAACTCTGCAAATGCTGCAGCAACTAGTGCTTCTAGTGCATCAACTTCTGCAAGTTCTGCCTTAGCATCACAACAGGCTGCAGCTACTTCTGCAACCAATGCATCTAATTCAGCACTTGCTGCAGCAACTTCAGCATCCAGCGCTTCGACATCAGCAAGCAGTGCATTAGCTAGCGCCAATGCTGCTTCAACAAGTGCAAGTAATGCAACTGCTTCGGCTAGTGCTGCTGCAACTAGCGCAGGAGCAGCCTCTACTTCAGCATCTTCTGCATTAACAAATGCCAATAACTCTGCATCTTCTGCAGCTCTAGCAGTAACATCTGCTAACTCAGCAGCAACCAGCGCATCAAGTGCTTTAGCTTCAGCAAATAGTGCAGCAACAAGTGCATCATCTGCTAACTCATCTGCAACTACCGTTGCTGGTCAAGTTGCTTCTGGTCTTGTTCGTGACATGGGTGACATTACATCTTCAGATACAAGCACTGGAACTTGGATATCCCTATCATCTCTTGAAACAAACACACAGGCTGCAGCGACAGCTGCTGCAACAAGTGCTACCAGTGCAGCAACCAGTGCCACAAGCGCAGGCAACTCTGCAACTGCAGCAGCAGCAAGTGCTGCAACTTCTGTAACAAGTGCAGGGCAGGCTGCTACATCAGCGACCAGCGCACTTGCTTCTCAAACCGCTGCTGCAACATCCGCTGCTAGTGCGTTAACATCACAGACTGCTGCTGCAACTTCGGCAACATCTGCTGCAGCAAGTGCAACTGCTGCTGCTACCAGCGCAACAAGCGCTGCAGCATCTGCAACTACAGCATCTAACAGTGCAGCAACTGCAACCACATCTGCATCACAAGCAGCCACATCGGCAACTAGTGCAGCAACCTCAGCGACTTCGGCAGCAGCATCTGCTACGGCAGCAGCTGCAAGTTACGACAGTTTTGACGACCGTTATCTTGGAGCTAAGGGAACAGCACCTACATTAGATAACGATAGCAACGCACTTCTTGAAGGAGCGTTGTATTGGGATACAACAAATAAAAACATGAATGTTTACAACGGAACCGCATGGGAAGTTGTAACAACGTCTGGAGATATCACAGCGGTAACCGCTGGTACTGGTCTTTCTGGAGGTGGAGGTTCTGGAGCAGTAACAGTATCGCTTAATACAACAAGCGTTTATGTACTACCAAGCCAAGCATCAAGTAATGGATATTTTTTAACCACAAACGGAAGTACCGCTTCGTGGGCTAACCTCTCAGATTGGGGAACACTCTAATGCCATTCGCATTTCAGCGCCGTAGAGGAACCACGGCACAACACGCTTCGTTTACTGGATTACTTGCGGAGCTAACAGTTGATACAGACAAGAAAACAGTGGTAGTCCATGACGGCTCAACAGCTGGCGGAGTACCACTATCAAAGCAGCGTTCAACAACGACATCAACATCTGGCACTACATACACCTTAGCGTTGGCAGATGCCAACAATGTGGTTGTCACAACAAGTGCATCTGCCACAACAGTAACAGTGCCAGCAAGCGTTTTTGGAGCTGGCGACCAGATTACAGGATT